ATGAAACCATATTTAGATCAAATAGATAATGTACATTGTTTAGAAACTGTAATGTTTAGCCATAAATTAACGGTTGCTGGACAAGTAGATTGTATTGCTGAATACAATGGTAAGTTGTCTGTAATTGATTTTAAGACAGCAAATAAAGAAAGACAAGAAGATTGGGTAGAAAACTATTTTTTACAAACTACAGGTTATTCAATGATGTATGAAGAAATTTTTGGCAAAAAAATAGAACAACTTGTTATATTAATTGCTGCTGAAGATGGCACAATGGTTCCATTTATAAAAGATAGAAAAGAATATGAACAAATTTTAATAGAATCAATAGAAAGTTTTTATAAATATTATAAACTACAAAACGAAAATAAAGTCAAAAGTTGAAGAAATAAAAAAGGTGATTTAACATATCCTACTTGCGACCATAACTGCTAAAGGGAATCAATGAAAAAACTAATAATAGGATTACTACTTTTTTGTACAACAGCATTTGCCAATCCGTGGGGATTTTATCAGATACAAATGCCTGTTGTTTGTGGCACACCAGATGCCATTGAACGATATCTTACAGCAAAACAATTTGAACCTGTAGGTATCAGTTTAGGAAGATCAGGCAGTAAACCAGATGGCGAACCGGTTTATTTGATAACATTTTTTGCTAACGAAAGAAATGAATCATTAGTGACTATGGATATACCATCAGGTGTTGAAAGATGTATATTGTTTCATTCTTTTGATACGGCATTATTACCTCCTAAACAAGGTTTATAAAAGAATTTAACGTTGAAGACTAGATAATAGTCAATAGGGACGGCGGTGCGATACCGCCCACCTCCACCATTCACTTAAAACATCTTAGGGTGCTTTAGGGGGGTGATATAGGTTCGACCGTTGATAAAAACTAGTTGGAGTTAGATCGCTGACAACGTAATGTCAAACTATAAATGCTAACGAAAGTTATGCTATGGCTGCCTAATTAGGCAATCGGCGTTAGGTGAGTACGTGGCAACAGAAACTCACCATTGACAAATACTGAAAAGTATGATATATTATAAATAACAATGCTATAACACACAAACACACAGGAGGATATTATGGCAACAACAACTAAAAACGCTTTTGAAATCAGAAGCGATCTATTAGGTCTTGCTAAACAATTAGCAGACTTCAATTTCAATGCTCAAATTAAAGAGTATGAATATTCAATCAAAAAAGACGGCGATCAAGTAGTACAAGAATTTAAAGCTCCTACTATATCGGCTGACGACATCATTGAAACAGCAAAGAAGTTTAACGACTTTGTAACTAATGGTGATGTAAATAAAACTATACAGGAAAACATTGAAAAAGGTTTAGAAGTAACTAAACCATATGCTGAAGCATATCAACAATATGTAAAAGCATTTTACCCTTTTCTGAATAAGAAAGCGTAATAATGATACCGTATAATTTCTGTGAGTGGAAATATATCACTTACGGCAAGAAAAAAATGAACAAATTAAAGAAATATAAAAGTTTGATATTAATGAGTATGATACCAAGTATAACTTTAATTTGGATATTATTGTTGATTTTACAACAATAATGGTATAATGGGCGGTGAAAGCTAGCGGGAGTAACCGCCCTTTACTTTTTATTAAAAATATGATATAATGTTCATATGATTAAAGTTTATTGGGCACCTTATTGGAATGATACAACAACTGATTGGAATATATTATATGAAGATCCTATACAACAAAATCAAAATACTTTTTCTTTCAAAAATCCTATAACTACTGAATTTGAAGTAGTTAATGATAACATACATTATCTATCAAAAAATAATGTCAATGTATTTAAACAAGGTACTTTTCAAAATAGAGATGATTACAAATATTATGTTAGATACGGTATGAGTTTTGTATTTCATAGTGATGAATCAGTTAATTTAAAACTAACAGGCGAACATAATGATTTAACATTAATAAATTATTCTAAAGACATTAGTAAAATTTTTGAAATTACTCATATAGACTTTTTTTTAAAAACAAATAAATTTAAAATTAAAAAAAATGATATATTGGTAAATTTTCATTTTGATAGTAATGTAGAATTGATTCGATTTGAAATGAATGAAGAAATTAAAAATAACATAGATTATCCTATGTATCCTAATTTTAAACAAATGATAATGGAGAATGTTTTATGAACTCAAAAGAATTTAGTTTGAAGATAGAAGAAATAGTCAAAGAAAAAAGATGTTCATATATGGATGCCATTATATGGTACTGTGAACAAAATGATTTAGACGTAGGAACTGTAAATAGTTTAGTATCAAAGACATTAAAAGAAAAAATTAAAATCGAAGCAATTGATTTACGACTTTTAAAAGAAACTAAAAGTGGTAAACTTCCTGTATGAGTAAATTAAAAAATCCATTTAAAAAAGTTTTAGAGAATGTAAAAGGTACTCAATATGTTAGTAGTAAAACTTTCAGTGAATCAGGACAAGTGATGAGAAGAATAAAAGAAGTTGCTATTGATGAACACGATATACAAAAACAATTTGAAAAACAAAATGGGTTATCTGATTTTTTAAAAATACCTATTGATCCTTATGATGTGTTTAGAGTACATTATCCATTAGCACCTTCAGTGGATAGAATAGATAATAAAAAAGATTATTATCCTGATAATATTGTTATTAATACAAGATTTGAAAATAATGGTTTAAATAGATGTAAACCAGAATATTTAGAACAAATAAGAGAATTTTTAATAAAACATTTTAAGAGTTGTTAATATGTATGGCGGATTTGATGTTTATAAAATTTATTTGGCAGTTAAATTACATTTTACATCAAAAAATTATGACTACTATAAATATGAGGGTAAGGTTAACTGTAAATTAGAAACTTTTACAAAAAGAAATGATAGATACTTCTTTCATAAATTAAGTAAAAAATATGGACAAAATGAAATACTTGATTTCTTCGTTGCCAACTTTGCTACAGATGATAAGAAATGGATTGGTAATTTATTACAAAATGATGGTAAAGATGTTTATTTGGATTTCAAAAAACGCAAAGAAGCATTTACCTATCATTTTAGGAACGATTTGGTACGGATTAATAATGATTTTATTTCTAATAATCTTTCTTTTAATGATGGTTTTCTTTGCTCTAATGGACAACATCCTAGACTTTTACGATTACTTATTCAAAAAAAATTATCAATACAAACCGCAGTCGTACTTGACAAAATTTTATCGTTTAGCAAAAATTGGGACAAACAGATTAATGAAAAAGTTGTATGGACTAAAATCTCATCTACGATTGCCAGAGTAAAACCCTTTATTAAATACAATGAAACAGAATGTAAGATGATAATGAAAGAAGTATTTTTAAATGCCTAAAAAAAGTAAAACTTATATTCACGTGAATCAACACGTAATTAGAGCTAATAAAAAACACAATGAAAATAATCCAGTTATCACCATTAAACAAGGTAGTAAAAATACATATTGCCACGAAGTTGAAATAAAAGGTCCTTCTAAGATTATATACAGTGGTAATGAAAAACCTATTTTAAATTGTGGGGCTCGTGTTGTTATAGAAACAAATAGTGAAATAGAAGTAATAAAATGAAAAGAGTTTTTTGTATAGGTAATGGTGAAAGTCGTAAAGACTTTGATTTAGAAACATTACGACCTCACGGTAAAATTTATGGTTGTAATGCTTTGTATAGAGATTTTACGCCTGATGTTTTAATTGCTGTTGACCACGGTATAATGCACGAGATATATCAAAGTGGATATTGTTACAATAATGAAACTTGGTTTAGAGAATGGAATAGATTGCCCGCTGAAACTTATGAATTAACTGTTTATGGCACAATTGATAAAAAAGAGATAGAACAAAATTTAAAAAAGTTTGGTTCATTTATTAAAAACAATAGAACGAATGAAACAAAATATGTATTTCACGGTATTAATTTAGCTGGTAAAATTAATGTTATAACTAAAAATAAAGAGATAAAGCAAAAAACAATAGATCACACAGGCATATATGCTACTTGGGTACGAGATGATGATAAAGCAAAAAATATTTCAGAAATAGTAAAACCTAGAGATAGAGGATGGGCAGCTGGCTCTACAAGTGGATTAATCGCTTGTTTAAATGAAAAACCAGATGAAGTATATCTCATAGGACACGATTTAAATAGTAAAGATAGACTTTTAAATAATATATACAAAGGTACTAATTGCTATGCCCCAGCTCAACAGCAAGCCATACCATCTGTTAATTGGATAGATCAGTGGTATAAGTTGTTTTTAGAGTATAAAGATGTAAAATTCTTTAAAGTAAACGAATTAATAGAAGATAGAGAAAATGGTATCTATGTAGATGATGTGGTAAATAAACCAGTTTTAGAGTGGGAAGGTAAAGTAAAGAATTTGAAGTATATTGACTATAAAGAACTCAAAAGGCGCTTGACTTTATAGACAATATATGATATATTAGTATTAATATGTTTGATAATTTTATATACAGATTATGTGATAAAATAGTTTCATTTTGTGAGAGAATACAAAATAGAATTAAAAATACACCACAGAAAAAATGGTTAAAAGAATATTTTAAACATAAAAGTCGTATAAATAAAAATGATACCGAATAATACAGGTAACACAAATACAATAATAAGGAGAATACAAATATGGATTTTGAAACATTAAAATCATCCGCTTCAAACTTTGATAAACTTACAAAGGCACTTGAAGCAAACGTCAATCCCGAAGAAAAAGAAACCAAGAACAAATACCAAGACGACAGACTTTGGAAACCAGAGTTAGATAAAACTGGTAACGGCTATGCTGTTATTCGTTTCTTACCTGCTTCTAAAGATGAAGAAATGCCTTGGCAAAGAGTTTGGTCACACGCATTCCAAGATAAAGGTGGTTGGTATATTGAAAACTCATTAACAACTTTAAATCAAAAAGATCCTGTTAGTGAAGAAAATACTAGACTGTGGAATACAGGCGTTGATAGTGATAAAGAAATCGCTAGAAAAAGAAAAAGAAAGTTATCATACTACTCTAACATTTTAGTAGTATCTGATCCTAAACATCCAGAGAACGAAGGTAAAGTGTTCTTGTTTAAATTTGGTAAAAAGATATTTGATAAGATTGCTGAAACAATGAACCCAGCGTTTGAAGATGAAAAACCAATTAACCCATTTGATTTTTGGAAAGGTGCTAACTTTAAACTAAAAATCAGAAAAGTAGATGGTTATTGGAACTATGATAAATCCGAGTTTGAGGGTGTTTCTGCCGTTGCTGAAAGTGATGATAAAATCAAGGCAATATGGGAGAAACAATATGCTCTAAAACCTTTCGTTGATCCTAGTAATTTTAAGACCTATGAAGAACTTAAAGAGAAACTGAATAGGGTAATTTCAGGAACACGAAACACTGAAACTGTTGAACAAACGGACCTCCCACCAAAGACCAACGGTTCAGTAAAAAGTCAGGAAGTTAAATCTTCACCGACAAGTGATGATGATGAAGACGATACTTTGTCATACTTTAGTAAATTGGCGGAAGAAGATTAATCTTTTCTCTCTCGCTTTCTAACTTTAAAGGGTGTCTAGTAATAGGCACCCTTTTTTTATGTGTATCTATTAAGATTTAAAAACGAATCATCATTACTTTTTGCTGAATTAGCAGCAACAACTTGTTGAGTAGATGATGAGGCAACGTTTTGCGGTGCGGTTACGTTATTGATTATGACTTGACCCTCTTTTGATGTATCAATAGGTCCTAATTCTTTCTTTTCTTTTTCTAATTGTTTTTGAAACTCTATTTCAGCTTGTTTATCTTCAGCTTCCATTTTTTTCAAAAATTCAGGTCTTTCGCCGCCCATTTGTATTTCATTCATACCTTGACCTAATTCTATCATTCTTTCTTGCTGTATCATAAAAGATTTTATTCTTTCAGGATCAATTCCTTTTTCTTCATTTTCTTTTAATTTTTTAGCCAAATATTCATCATATTCTTTACCACCTATACCTATTTGTTGGGCTTGTGCTTTAGTTTGTGGTATGACAGCACCTTCTTCTTGTAAATCTTTTAATACAGCACCATATCTTTTTCCATAACTACCTTTTCTCATATCTTGTATAGTTTTTAGGTCTTTTTGTCTTTGTTCGTCTGTATATTCTTCTTCAACAGGCATTAATGGTTTTTCAGCAATTACTTTAGGTTTTTCTGCTTCGATTTTTGTAACTTGCGGTTCTTCAGCAGCAATTACTTTAGGTTTTTCATAACCTCCAAATGCTTCTTTTTGTTCTTTAGATAATACTTTAGGTTTTTCTTCTTTTTTCTTAGATTGTTCATCACCCATAACATCATAAGTGCCTTCATCTAAACTTTGATACTTTCCTGTACCTTTCTTTTTATCTTCTTCTTCTCTTTTTTTAGAGTCTTTATCTAAACCTAATAATTTACCCAAAGCACTAGTTTTAAACCAGTTAGTTAATGCGTCAAAGCCTTTTTTAAGTAAATATAATCCAGCTACTACAAGAAGTATGATACCAGCAAATTTTAATAAAGGTATTAACAATGGTAATAAAGGTGCCACAATAGTAGCTAACATTGTAATACCAGTTAATATAATTCTTTTACCAAAAGTTA